CACATAATTCTGTCTCCTTTTATCTAGTTTGAACGTATTATATCAAATATTGTACAGCAAAGCAAGTTATCTTTTTCCAAAATAAAAACCCTTGAAAAACAATGTTTCCAAGGGAATATAAAATAATAATATTATCTTTTTGAGAATTTTAAGCAATGTCTAAACTATCATAAAAACTGTCGTTATCATTTTTTTGTATATTATATGTATATTGTAATTTTTTATAAAAAAACTTACAAGTGCTACAACACAAGTAAGTCATTTTAAATCATTTTACAAAAGACATCCAGTTTTATTTTATCAAATCTTTTTTAAAAAATCAAGGAGTGATAAAATGAAAAAACTAAAAGAAAAGAAAATTGGAATCCTGAAGGAGCTAAAAATATCAGATTTAAAGGAAATGAAGCTTGACGATCTTAAAATATTGAAAATTGAAATTGAAAAGACTATAAAAGAAAAAGAGAGCAATTAGCTCTCTTTATTTTTGCTATTTTGTATACATATTCGTTGACATCATAATCAGCTCTTTCTAATTTTTTTCTTTTTCCATTCTAACATAATCTTCTATGGTATCAGCCATAGCCATTTGTACAGTTTCGTTATCATTTTGTAATATATTTTCTATTAATTCATTTTTGTACTTATCTACTATTTCTAATACTTCTCTATTCTCAGTTATTTTCATTCCAACCTTTAAAACTTCAATTTCCCAGTCAATATATTTTTTTACATCTCCTCCAAATTCTTCTTTAACTTCACTTACCGTCATATGTCTATATGCTCTTTTTTTAAAATTATATTTTGATTTTATTTTTCTCATTTCTTCTCCTTTTTTATTCTGTCTTTTTATGATATTCTTGCAATATTTTCAATAATGCTCCTGTTCTTGTTTCATTTAAATTGTCTAATATTTTATATATTAGTTCTCTTTCTTCATCAGTAACTTTGAAGCTAATTGTTTTATTTCTTTCCCTTCCAGTTGGCTTTCTTCCGGCTCCTTTTCTTATGCCCCCTCTTTTTTTTTCATCGTCCATACTATACACTTCCTCTCTTGACTTCTTAAACATTTTAGTGTATACTAATGCCAAGAAGTTCATGTAGTTAAGCCCTTAAATTTGCGAGCAGGGCTTACTTTTTTTTATTCAATAAATATATCAGTAAAATTAAATTTACTACCGATAGAATTGTATTTATATATTGTAACATTATAGTCACTTCCTTTCGTATAGTTTTAGTAGAGAGGGGGGAAGCCCCTCTGTACCGATTATTTCCGTTTCTTCAAGAAATAATCTATTGTAACAACTATGGTGCAGATGTTAGCGAGCAGTGCAATTACTTCTATTAAGTTCATGTAGTGTTCACCTCCTCTCTACATATATATAGTACCATATTTTATAATTTGTGTCAACCCCTTTTTTCAAATAATTTTATTTTTTTACAAAAAAAGCAGAAACTTCGTCCTGCCTTTAATCTGTTAACTCTTTTATTCTTTTTATTAAGTTGTTTTGAAAATGTTCTGCATGCTGTCTTACTGTTCTTTTTGCCACTTCATAGTCTGATTGTTCTGTCTGTTCTTCTTTCAACGCTTGCAATATCATGTCTAATTCTCTTTTTAACTCCAAAACGGAATCCTGAAAAATTTCAGAAAAAACTTTAAAAGCAATTTTGTCAGTAATATCTTTAAGCTCGTCCTCAAGTTTTAGCATTTTAACATTGAGATAGTTGTCAATCTCAAATATTATATTATTGTATCTATGTTTAATGTTGTTGTTTTGAATAAAAAAGATATACTTATTTTCTATACTCCATCTTAAAGCTTTTGCTTGCAGTTCTAACATTAATTCGAGAGCTTTTCCTGAAATAACTCCTTTATTATGATTCTCAAAAAAAGTTTTAATTGTTTCCATAGTTTCCGTTTGTTTTTTAATATAAGGCACTACGTATCGCCAAAGTCCTATGCCAAGCATTACAACAATCACAAGACTTAAGCCGTGATTTTCGATGTATAAGAATATGTTTTTAGTGCTCTCCATTGCAACTCCTACTTTCTTCCTAGATAGTAAATAAACCCAGCTCTGGCAAGCAATTCTCTATCTCCTCTGAAATTATCTCTATAATTGATATCCGCATAAATATTACTGCGACCGTAGTCTCTTTTATAATCAATTACATTGAAATTCAGTTTGTTATTGTCAGTAGCAGAGAGTTTTCCACTCTCTACCACCTTTTCAATTACCTTGTCAATTGCTTTTTCCGTTGCCTGTTCAGTTACTTTTTCTATTTTCTCTCCGACAGTAGCTCTTATTCTTCCTCCACTGCTGTCGGCTTTGCTAAACCCTCCGACTTATCCTCATTCAGCTTTCTTTCAATCTCTCTTGCAATAGCATTTTCATCTATTAATTTATCTATTGTAGGTCTCTGTTTTTCAGGGAACATTTTCAGAACTCTATTTTGAACAGTTAGAACAGCCTGAACCAGTCTTTCGTGGTTTGGCTTTATACCTTTCAACATGTCTCCGTAAGCTATTCCCTGAGGAATAAACTTAAGTACATATTTAGATATTTTTCTTTTAAGCAAATACTTATGCCCATTAATTACAATTAAAGACAATCCTCTTGCTATCAGTCCAGCTAATGCTACCGCCACTAAATTTGTTAAATTTGCTCCAAATTGATTTAATACGTTTGTTATTATGTTCATCATTTTACATCTCTCCTTTAAAATAATTTTTTACTGCTGCAACATAGTATTTTGCTAACAGTTTTTTTGTCTCTTCTAGTGTTTTCATGTCTTCTGAATTTGTTATAAATCCACTCTCAACTATGACACAAGGTGTTACAGTTTTTCTTAAAAGTGTCGCTCCTCTATCTGCATAATCACGAGGTAATATTTTTCTATCTTTCAAGTGAGTTGCTTCAATATTTGCTTCTTGCAAAAATTTCGCCAGTTCCTTGCTCTTCTTTGATTTGTGCCAAAACAACATTTCAGCCCCTGTAGCTGTTTTATCAGCTGCATTTAAATGAAATGATAGAGTCACATCGCCTTTTTCTGATATAGCATTGATTTTTTGAGGTAATGTTGAATAATATTCTTGATACACTACTCTATAATCCAATCCTTGCACCTTGCACTCAGGAACAATATAATTGTTCACAAAATCTTTATTCCATTCATGTTCAACAAAGCCGTTTCCACAAGCTCCTGTGTCTTTTCTAACTCCACCATGACCTACGTTTAAAATAACTTTACTCATTTTAAAACATCTCCTTTAAATATTTTTCTTTTCTGTCAACACGATTTAACCATCCTGTTAAAAAGTCTTGTTGAGTTGGATTGCATTCTACAATAGAGTGATAAAATTTTCTTTGTAAATTATGATAATTTTTCAAAAATTCTTCTGATTTTCCTTGTTCTTCCACTTCATTCAAGGCTTTTATAGTTTTGCTTCCAAAAATACCATCTACAACTAAATTATAACCAAAATAACTATTTAATGTTACTTGTGCCTTTTTAGTTGCCCATCTTCCCGAATTAAAACTCCAATCGCATATTGAAAGTGCGACCTTATCGTTTTTTACTTCATTTAAATGATGTTTCAGATAATATCCTTTTTCAAGTATTTTTTTTGCAAAATCTTGTGTTAAATTTTTCATTGATCCGTTGTATCCATTTTTTCTTGCCTCCTCTTTTGTAACACCCCAAGTTGTTTCTCCGCCTTTGTCGTTTTTATCATTACTGTATCCACCTTCGACAAATAGCATATAACTAAAAATTTTATCGAATCTTGTACCCATTTACACCACTCCCTTTCCTAGTTTTTGAAAAAATCATTAACATCAAGCTCTAACAACTGCTCAATGCTGTATCTTTCAAGTCCTGTTACAGCCATTTGTTCAGCTATATCTGCAATTTGAATGAGATCTTGAATTTTTCCAGCTAAAACTTTTAATTCTGCTTTACTTAATTCTATAAATTCAACCAATCCTTTATCATTTTGTGCTTTTACTTTTTCTATTTTATCTTGATCCAGCACCCACATCAGAGATATTTTTAGAGACAATCTATTTCTGTTTTTCTCATTGTTCTCAAATATATACTTTTTACCAGCTTTTTCTATCTCTATTGTCTGATTCAAGTAATTAGACTTTGCTTCTGCCAAGTCTTGTAAAAGTTTGCCTTTAAGTTCTTTTTTTCTTTCATTCATTAAAGTGTTATCCACTTTCCATTTTTTGTTTTCTCTATCCCAGATACTCCAGTCGTTTAGCTTTGTAACTCTCTTGACAGATTTAGTTTTTTCGTCTAAATACTCTCCATCTGCCAAAAAGAGTTTTCCATTAACAATTTGCTCATACTCATTCATTTCCCTTAATTCTCCAGTTGTTTCATCTAAGATAGGATTTAAAAGCAATGATGTCGCAAATGCCATTGTTTTAGAATCCCAATCCGGAAAAAATAAACTAGGATTTTCTTTAAAACGTTCTATTCCCGCTGTCATTGGTTGTGCTATCAATTGTAATGTATTTTTATCGTAAATGTAAATTATCATGATTTACCTCCTATATTTTTTTATTTTATTTTTTTGCTTCCAACTCTCTTTAAATTGGAAAATTTATTCAGAATAACTGAATATAAAAATTTATCACTAAGTAATGTAAATAATGGAACAGCAAACGGATATACTATAGGAAACATTGCTTTTTTCCATTTTCACGATGTTTCTCCTGCGAGTTCAAACGGACGCAATATAATTTGTAAACTTCCTGTGCATCCACTTTTAGCTTTTGAAGGAACAGCAGTAATTATACAAAATAATCTGCGTGCTGAAAGATTTTCAGTAAATAAAAGTGGAGAAGTACAAATTGTCGGAGACGGAACAATACAAGCAAATTTAAAGTACAGTTTCAGTTTTAGTTTTCCATTTAGTGTTTAATATTTTAAGTAAAATAAGCAACCAAGACTTTTACACTGTTTAGAGTTACACTTGCAAAATTGCCTTTGCCACCTACTCTGACACAGCTGGCTGTTAAATCTAAGTTGCAATACTCAAACCAAAATCCTTGGTTGATATTAGTGACAGATATTACTTTATCTTTCTTTATGTGAGCTGGTAAAGTAACGTACCATTCTGTAACATCCGCTGAAGCAATATAGCCGAGAAGGTTTGTCATTGACAAAACTTCGGTTTTGAACAAATTTTCCAACTTATTTGCAATTTGATAATCACTTATTGGAATAAATTTTGACCCCTCAAAATAAGTTAAATTATTCTCAGCAGTTGGAACAACCATCTGCTTATTCGCTTTATCATAGTATGCAATCCCAACTTTTTTAGTCCCTGCATCCTGCAATAGCCCACCATATCCGTCCGTACCCAACCAATGCGGCTTTTCCTCATGTTTTACATAATCCTGCAAAGTTGACAATGTAACCAAAGTGGATGGATTAATTGCCATTGTCGCTCCATTTGAATTGTTTATTTCAGTAATCAAATCTATCTCGACTGTGGCCAAGTTAATTCCGTTTGTCGCTGGCATCGTGTCAGCCTCTGCCGCTCTTGTCACACTGTACAGTATTTCATTCCCCGATTCTATTTTCCCATACAGCCCTATAGTTTCAATTTTATACGCACTGTTAACGGATGCATTTGTAAATATTGCGTTCAGCCTTACTTTCGTACCTTCCTGACTTACTCTTGACAGATTGACAGTCTGTCTTATTTCATCGATGCTTATAAGCTTAGATATGTCAGTAGTATCACTGTAAACCTTACTTGATGTTACCATTCTAGTAAACGTAATCTGCTTGTTGTTTCCGAGGGCATTTGCTATCAATGCTCTCCCGTTGTCTGTTATCGTCGTATCTTTAAAAACTGCCACTTTTTAACCTCCTATCACATATTTTTTACCGTGCATAAATCCTGATGTTGCAAATATTTTAAATATCGCATCAGGTAGTTTTGCACTTATTTCATATTTCATATAGTTTATTACCCCGTTTGTTACATATATCCTGTTTTCAGTTTTTGGAGTAAGTATATTAATACTGTTAAACCCTAAGTTTGCAGGCAATATTGACTTCAGCATGTTGTTCAGTTCATCATATTTTTTCGCATCGTCAAATTTCGTAGTAATTCCAAGCTCGTATACATTGAAATTGGGTCTCAGTTCATAGTTTCCTGTTCCGCAAAGCTGGTCCATTCTGTTTACAAGTACCCGCCAAGTATAAGGTATCTGGTCGTTCCAGTACGTTAAAACTCTAAAAATTCTGATTTCCAGCGTATCATTTTCGTACCTGTGTAACCCCAGCATTTCCTCAAACTTGCTTATCCCATCTTCGTCACAATATTGAATAAACTGATTATTAAACACATTTCTAAGCAATTCCCATAATAATCTCAGTTCAGGTTCTTCGCTTTCCATTATCCATCTAATTTCCCTGTATTCTTGCATAAAATCAGGGAGATATGACAGCAGGTTGACGTTAATATTTTCTAAAATCGTCATACTGTTATACCTCCCCACACAGGAATCTGATATTCAGTTAATTGCAGATTGTTAGGGCTTCCGTTGATTGTTGTGTTCTGTATGTCCAGTATTCCATTTATATCGAGTATTTTTGCCTCTATACGTGACACCCTTACAACAAGGTTATTACTCACTTTTTCATTTTTCAATGCCCATGACTTCCTCAATTCCAGCAAGTAGTTCTTTACTACTTCCTCGACCTTTAGTTTTACAAGTGCCCATGTAAAATTGGCCTCAAACGTGATACTCGTATGAATGTTAATTGCAACATTGCTTGTACCCTGTACTGTGACGACATGCCCTATCGGTGCAACCCCGAGACCTCTAGCATCTTTGGTTGGATCCATAGTGTCCTGCACTTTTTTAATCAGAGTAGGGCTTGCCTGATTAAAATCACTATCAAGTATGGTTAATAAAACAGTTCCGCCCCCATTCCATACTGGAGTTACTTTAACAGCTCCTACACCCTCAATTTCATGCACTTTAAGTTTATAGTCAGATATGTTCCCTCCATATGCCTTCATGTTAAAACTGTCAAAGTACCGCTGTCTCAGTTTTTCAGTTTCTTCTTCGTCCTGCCCGGGAATTAAAAGTTCTGTTATTTCAGCTCTACCTAACCCGTTTATATAGTCAATTGGAATTAGGTTTCCTGTTTTCCTTCCTCCATCCCTTCCAGGAGTTTCACACTCAACCTGATATTCGTATAATCCAGTTCCTGTGTTATGTTGTATAAACTTTGTGACCGTGTAGTTTAAATCATCTAAGCTATACCTACTACCCAGCGGTATTTCTACGTCAAAAATACCTTTCAGAATTGCCTTGCTTGCCTTGTAAGGTATTATCCCTCTTTCACTTGCCCTTCTTATCAGATTTGGCCTGCTGGCTGTATCTCCAAATGTTTCCTGCAGTATTATCGATAATGCAAAATACATATCTTCCAGTTCTTTTGCGGCAGGGGCAAGGGCATCCCACATGACTGAGCCTTCCCTTTTATCCATGCTGTTCGGAACTCTTGCAAGCATCCGTTCCATTATTTTTTCATAAGCCATTACCTCAAACATTAAGCTATCTGCACCTCCTTTTCCAGTTCCAGATTCCCAAAAATCGTAACTGCCTTAAATTTGACATGTACCATCCCTCTTTTCAGCGTCTCAAATTCAAAATCAGTCACGTCAAGTATTCTAGTATCCTGTTCTAATGCCTCTTTTACCCTTCTTTCAATTTCAGGGATACAGTAGCTTACAGGCATTCCAAACAGGTCTTCAAGCTCTATTCCGTAATTCCATGAGTAAATTATATGTTTGTATCTTTCCGTTCTTATTATTTTATAAATGGCCTGTTCCATTGCTTTCAGCTCATCCGTATAGTCTTCTATAACATTTCCCGACAAATCCATTTTATAAGTTTTTGTGGGGCGTTCTATGATTCTGATATCTGAGGTAAGACCGTCGTTACGAGGTATCATTACAACCACTCTCCTTCCGTGTGAGGATCTTTGTATCTGTCCAGTACAATGTAGGTCTGTCCTCCCTGTACTTTTAAAAGCACGATGTCCTCACCTACTTTTAAACCGTTGTGGACAGTTATTCGCTTTCTGCCCTTATATTCATGCTTATGATTTTTTATATCCGTCAGAGCGCCTTCAACAAGTTCAAAGTCCTTCGTTTCGTGGTTCACAGATATGTCGACATCATAATCTCTGACAAGATGGGTAAGGATAAGATCATCTTCCTCCAGTATCAGTTTCTGGTCTACCCTGACAGTAAGGGGTTTCACGGATTCAACAGTACCTTTCCTGTGTTCAAATGGCTCCTGTGCGTCATTCGTTTTTTTCGACAGTTCTTTCAACAGTTGTACCAGTTCTGCCATTTTTATCACTCTCCTTTATTCCCATTTGGCCTATAAAGTCAATATTCATTACATGTTTCTGATATTCAAATTTATGTTTAACTTTATCCACTATCATATAATTTTGCACCACTATATCCCCAACATTAAGTTTTATGAGCATACTCGAACCGCCTCTGACCCTTATGTCGCCGAAGACATTTTCCATTGTGAAAGTTCTTCTTTTATGGTTATACAGCTTTAAAAGACTTTCCACTTTTTCCTTTATTTTTCCGTCTGTCATTTTTTCGTCAACATTTTCAAAATATTGTAAAATCCCCCATGATTTTATGTTGAACGGATCCTTTACCATATATATCTCCCTTGTTTTGGCTTCTTTATTGACTCTTGAAAGCTTTATCTGATTGTATGTCTTGTCATCTATGCTTGTACTGTATTTAAAGTCCGTTGCACTTTTATCATCAATAACAAGGTCAAGTATCCTCATTTTTTCATCTTCCTTCAGTGTGAGTTTCCCATAATTATCGTAGAAGATAAACTGTTTCTTTGTGTTATATAGAGTTTCGGAGAGAGCGTATATTATCATATCGAATAAAGTCTTGTTGTCCTCTATCCTCTTTTCGATTTTAAATCTCGTATTTTCCAGTTCCCCGATTTCAAGCTTAAAATCTTCCGCTATTCTTTTTATTATTTCCGTTGCTGTCACATTTTTAAAAATATATGTATCTTTATTTTTTAAGTACCTCAGCTGATCATATGCGGTAACTTTTATCTTGCCTGATTTTGTCCTGCTACGCTTAAAAATATAACCTAGAAAAAAAGGGACATCCTTGTATTTCACGGATACCCTATTTCCTTCAGTAAATTCTATTTCCTCTTTCAGCACTTCAAATTCAAGTACCCCACAGCTCCCTTTTCTTTCGGTTGTCCATTCAAGCGAAGTCACGAGGGGCATTAAAAGTTGTCCGTTTTCAAGTGTCACTGTCAGCTCAATGTCCTTTTCAAGCTCAAATTTTCCGACTGACTGCTTTATCGCCGCATTAATCCAGCTTTTCCTGTTAAGATCTATCAGCTTAATTCCTTTCAAGTCCGGCATAATACTCATTCCTTAAGCCTCACTTTCTGCCCTGGGATAAAGTCCGTTATTTTGTCAAAAGCATTAAGTTTCATGACCTCTGCCATTTTCTCAAGTCCTCCTGTATGCTGACGGCATATGTTCCATAGAGTTCCCCCTGCCTCGGTTGTGACTATCCTGTCCAGTATTGCTGTCACTGCCCGAGGTTTCGTGATAAATCCCGAAATCTTATCGTCCAGTATAGTCAGAGCTGTTGCCCTCGGGTCGCGGTACTCCTTGAGTTTGATTTCAACGGGGATATCCATGAATTCGTCAGTGTCATCTGAATATGTAAACTCTTCGAGGGTGACTTTCATGTTTGTGTTAAAATATCCCTTCCTGTTCGGATATCTACGCGACACAATGAACTGGAACACTTTCCTGTCCCTTTTCAGTCTCTGAAGTTTATCCAGATAATACCCTGGTTTGTTAAACCCCTGCAGAGTGTTCAAGTAGGGATATCGGAATGCAGGGAGGACAATTTTGAATGATATTTCCTTAAGCCCTTCGGACTTCAGCAGATTCACTTCTGACGCATTTATAAGCGATACTGTTTCATTTCTGTTCTTCATGCTGTATGTTATCTTAACAGGATTCACCGGAATCAGCATTCTATCAATATAAATATCGTACATGTTAATGCACCCCCTCTGCCACAATATTCATTTTTTCTTCTATCTTTTCAGTCAGTTTTCTTATAACTTTATCAATATCAGTTTCATTTTCTATTGTATTATTATTGTTCATTTCAACTTTTATTTCAGCAGTTGTGAATTGATTTATATGCTCCTGTTCTGCAAGTTCCCTCAAATACTTCATTTCTTCTTCTGTATCTTCTAGAGATTCGACCATTTTGCCAGTATTTTTGGCAGTGTCTCCTGTATTTTTACCTACGTTACCCCCGCCGCCTTTACCAGCTCCTGCGGGGTCTGATCCAACACCTGATCCACCTGCAAAACCTCCTAAATCACCTAAGTTATTCATAATACCATTCTTGATATTTTTAAAACTGTTCATAAAATTATCTTGTTTTTGATCCCATTTTTGAGCAGCACTTTTGGCATCGGTATTTGGATTTCTGTATTTCATAACATTACTATCCCCACCGTTTATTGATCCTATATGCCCTATCTGAGAAGCACTAAAATTAACGCGATCTAACTGTAAGGCTCCTCCTGTTCCCGATGGCAATGATATGCCTACTGCTGCAAATAAAGGGCCTAAAGCTTGCATCTTTTGTAATAATCCGTTTATAAACTCGTCTGCTTTTCTCATTATCCAGTTGAAAGCGTCAATAAACACATTTGCAAAATTAGAAAGCCCCTGAGAGGCCCCTCTTATCATCCCATTAATACAGTCTATTATTCCGTTAGCCATTTTTATTCCACCATTAACTAATGCTATAAAAGTGTTTATTATCCAAGCAATTAAGTTCATTATAGTAGCACTCAGCCATGCAAAAGCTCCTGCAATTGCCCCTGTGGCTGTTCTTGCCCCAAAAACAGTTTTTCCCATAACTACAATTAAGGATATCAAACCTACGATAACTCCTACTATTGCCATTACAATCCAAGTACCAGGAAAAGCATAAATGGCCGCATTAAGCCCATACTGAGCCGCAGTTGCAAAAAAGGATGCTCCGCCTCCTGCCATATCTAATGCCGCTTTAGCAGTAACTGCTATATTATGCGCCCAGATAGCAGCTGTTGTTATCGCTTGTATAATATTGTATGCGATTAACGCTCCAATTACTGCATATATTATTGGGCTTACCATATTCCAGTTATCATACATCCAACTTCCTACATTTAATGCTGTTTCAAAAACAGACATGATTACGCCAGCAACAATTTCAAATGCATTCGCTATACCAGATGCCAACATGTAAAATTTTTCTGAATTTGCAACCCTATTTATCATCAGTAGTAAAGGCTCTAAAGTTCTAATTGCAAAATTTCCTGCTTTTGTCCATAATTCTCCCCAGGTCATGGGTAGTTTGGAAAAATCCCTGTTGATGTCATTAGTCATTCCCAGTACTGCTCTTCTCACTACATCTGCTGTTATTTTTCCTTCTGACGCCAATTTTTTAAGATGATCTTGAGACACACCCATTTCTTTTGCTATCGCTTGAGTGATAAGAGGAGCGTTTTCCCTGATACTCCTGAACTCGTCTCCCTGTAGTACTCCTGACGCAAGTGCCTGGTTAAGCTGAGTTATCGCTCCCGCAGTTTCAGATGCGGATGTTCCTGCCACTTTAAATGCTTTTGTTGCGTTACCCATGAACTGTATTATCTCAGCGTTATTTGCAAATCTTTTTCCGGCAAGAATTCCGAGCTTGGCCACATCATTCGTAAAACTGTTCAGTGGAACTCTTGCCTCCTGTGCCATTTGATATGCTGCGTTTTTCAGATTATTTTTCTGTGCGGATGTATTTGTTATAAGATTAAGTCTTGCATCTATCGTCATGACTTCATCCGATAACCCAGCCAGTTTCTTTGCACCATTCACAAGTGCATATAACCCGACGGCAGTCTTCAACTTATTTATCAATCCATTCACGGCTTTACCTCCGCCATGTATCGAACTGTTCCATTGTTGCTGTTTTGCATTATTCTGCTGTGTCTGTGCTCCTGCTCCTGCAAGTTCTGTCTGCAGAATCTGCAGTTCTGCGTTAGCCCTTGCTATGTTATCTTTCATTGAATCTAACCCCTTCGGGTCTATCTTTTTATTATCCGCTGCCTCCATAGTGGTCACAAGACTTGCCATTGCGTTTGCCATTTTAAGAACCGGACCGGTAAGCCTGTCCATCATCTGAATCGAAGAGCTTATTGTTCCCATTAGCATCACCTCCTTGCTTTGGACTTCATTTTCTGCATTTCCTTTTTCTCATTTTCAATTTTTAATCTTATACTTGCTATGATAAATGCTTTTTCCTCAAGACCGAGCTCGGCAAAATCACCCGGCATTATTTTAAGCTTGTGGAGGGCGTAATGTGCATACCCCGCCATTGCATCCTCCTCTATCAGTTTTTTGCTTCTTCAATTTTTTCTTCCATGATATCTTTATCAAATCCGCATATTTCCTGTACCTTTTCCGCCAAAGCGTTAAACTCTCCTGGTAAAAGCATAGCAGATAGGAGCTCCTCTGCAGACATTACTGCGTAACTATCCTGTAATTCCTTGTTATTTAAGTTAGGGTATACTACACATGCAACAAGCAATTTTTTAAGATACTCTGTGTAGTCCAATTTAGGTATGTATACGTTTTTCTTAATTTTAACCTGTGAGGTACACTGATTCCTTAGTTCGTCATCCGTTTCATTTCCTATAGCCCTGATTTCCCATTCCAGTGGCTTTCCGTCATCCCCGACAAATCTGTCAGAAATTACCACTTTTTCATTTTCTACCTGTTTCGCATTTCCTTTAAAAAATCCTTTTAAACTGTCCATTATTAATTTCAACACCTTTCTGATTAAATGAATTATATAAAAAATAAGCAGACACACGGTTGTATCTGCTAAAAATTTTGCCTCTTCTTCGGGACTTAATACCCACCTGAAAAAATTTTCCAACATTATTGCATTCCTGGTAAATTTTTGAATTTTTCAAGAATTTCGAAGGATTCAAATGTAAAATCGAATTCGTCTTCCAAATATTCCGCATCCGCGTCTATACTTGCGAGAGTTCCTCCGTCTATGTTACATCCTTTTAGTATGACTGTTTGTCTTCCTACCATTGAAGTAGGATCCTCGTTCACAAGCTGCATGTCAAAATAGATATCTTCTCCCGTATTCTGATATTTCAGTAACAGTTCTCTGAACAAGGATGAATTGTAGTGCAGTTTTGCACTTCCCGAACCTTCCCAGCCTGTGGCCTTGTTTCCTTTTCCTGAACGTCCCATGATAGGAACCTTAGTTTTTGTCTTCTCCATTTCCGCTTTCACGGAAATAACCTGCATTAAAAGATACCTGTTACCTTCTATCGTGACAAAACATCTTCCCATACTTCCTGATACGGCATCTCTACCGTTCATTGTTGTGCTCATTTCTTACCTCCTTAATTAATTAGTTAAGCCACTATGACGCTCATGTATAATTTTTCCATTGCCGCAACAGGAGCGACCTTATCCGTTACAAGCACTGATTTCTTATCTTTTCCTTTTTCAACTGTCACATCTTCTGCAACAAAATTCTCAATTGCCCTGACTCTCTGCAGTTCCTTGTGATGGTCAACGATATTATCTTTAAGTGATACCCTTCCATCTTCGTCGTTGTCTACTTTTCCGACAAACGACTTGTTGAACAGTTTTGCAATATCCACGGCTATCTGGTCAAGCACACGTACCACCTGATTAGATGTAAAGTCGTCATTCTTGTCTACTGTGATTGATGTAAAAGTATTTATGTCAGTGAGAACAACTGGTTTATTATCGGCCTTGTGGAACAGGAATTTTCCTGCTTTTATTCCATTTTCCAGTGCTGTCTGATTTTCCTTAAATTCAAACGTAAAATCTCCGTCGTAAACTTTATTCGAAACTGACTTGTTGACAGGACATCCCGCTTCTGCTCCTGTTACCCAGTACACCGCAGACGATTCCTTGTCATCCTTGGAAATAGTCTTATTTTCAACAGAAATAACACCTTCATGGTCTGCATAAGCTCCTCTGTAGACTACTGTCTGAAACTTAGCTCCAACTTCATCACGCATTCTTTTTGTGAACTGTATGTAAAGCTTTTTAATTGTTTCGTCAGTTGCAAGACATCCCAGTGTGTTAAAATAATAAGTTTCAATTTTATCTAAAAACTTCTGATATTCCGTTCCTGTCACTGCACTTCCGTTTGTCCCATTTTCAAGCGGTTTCGCTACAGTCGGCGTTAACGTTGCACCTGTTTTAAAGTCTACAAAATCATTATTTACTAAATCTTTTGCCGTTTTTACCGTCTGAACATCCACTTTTTTATTGTCAAGCAAAGTAGTCACATCAAACATTGTAGGAGCGTCAACATTAACCGCTATCGTTATTTTAATGCTGTTCCCTCTTTCACCTGCATATTTTGCAGTGGCCAGGTCATTACTTGCCTTTGCCCCTTCATTCAGCTTATAACAGTAGACTGTCTTTGCATTGGAAAATAAGTCCCTTAAACCTTTCATTTTTTCATGGTCGTAGCTATATCCGAATATTTTCAGGCTGTTTTTCTGAAAATCTGAGTTTTCAACGGTAAACACTTCCCCGTCAACCCCCCAGTCAAGCTCCATTGCCATTGCCGCATAACCTCTGTCAGCAAGCGACACAATAGCCCTTGCTAGACTGACAAAGTTTATATAAGTACCCGGCAAAACCTTATTCTGAAATAACCATGTACCTCCTCCGTATGCCATCTATTCCACCTCTCTCTTTAAAAATTCTTTTATTAAGTTATCCACTTCGTCAAAAGTGTACTCCTTATTATCTTCAAGCATTACTCCGAGAATATCCTTCTGCATTTCGTATTTTTTAGAACCGTACAGCTGTTCCTTTGTAAAGCTTGTATTTGTTTCGTTTTTCTTAGTCATTCTTTTTAATGCCTCCTTCTATCGAAAGATTTTCCATCTTAACATTTTCCTTTTTCTCACGAATAAAATAACTGAACTGAATAAAGCTGTGCATATTCCCGTCCTGTATTTCCGTCTTTCTTTCCATGCCTCTCAAGATGTCTCCATTTTCCAGTGTTATAAGATTAGTGATACTGTTAAGTTTTTCAATCACATCATATATTTCCCTTGAATTCTTTTTATTTTCATCAGCTATATAATCAATCCCGAACACTGTCACCGCTTTATACCTTAAGTCAACAATCTGAGTTTTATCAGTACTTATGACATGCACGAAAAAACAAGGCTCTTCGAAATTCTGAGGAACCTGGTTGATGTAAATCTTTACCCTGAATGTTTCCTTCAGTTTTACAGTCAGTGCATTCAATATATCATTTATCATCCACCAAGCACCTCCTTTATCCACGCTTCAAGTTTCTTTTCAATTATTTTCGGCAGTTCCTTTTCCAGTTCCAGCTCTGCTTTTGTTAGAAAAAACTGCCCTGTAACCCATGATTTTTTTAACGATTTTCCAATTGCCGGAACATACCTTCCTGGAGTCTGCCTGTGCCCGAACTCGACATATGATGCGTATTCAACGTTGTTCGTTATTGTCACCGTATATCCTCCACCTGTATTGACCGCTTTCGCTCCTATACTTGCGTCCCAGCCACGCCTCAGTGTTCCTCCTGTGTGCGAGTATTCTTTAGTCACAGTTTCACCGTTTTTCTTATATGATACTTTCTTAATCCCGTCTTTCACAGGAGTTCCGTCCTTATTCAGTTTAACCTGTCCTTTCCTTTTTCCAGTTTTATATTTCACTTCTTCCCCAAAAGTAGGCTTATAGACAGGCGTTCTCTTAATTGCTTTGGCAAGTAACCTTGCACCCAGTTCATTGGTAATATTTTCAAGTAGCAGAGCTGTGTTTGCCTGACTTAATGTTTCAGCGGCTTTTCTTATTTCCGAAAAATCCACTTTAACTTTACTTGTTCCCATTTAAGCACTTCCTTTATATGCTTCCAGCACTATTTCCTGGTGATTCGTATAAACCGCTGATATTCCCGAGTGCTTATATTTCCTTGTTATTCCGTTCTGAGTAACTTCAATTACGCTACCCGGAGGAACATAAACATCAGGAGCAATGAACAGTTTCACAACCTGAGAACTCACAGCAAAAGATTCCGTCTGATTGGTCTGACTGATATTCTTAAAACTTAACCGGCACGGTAAATTCTCAAACAACGCCACTTCTGCATGACTTGTTGCTCCGTACTCGTCTTCAACATCTTTAAATCCAAATATATTGCAAACTCCAGTCCATAGTGACTGTATAGCCTTTTTTGCCTTTTCCAGTTCCTTTACCATACTATCCTCCTGTATCTCAAGAGTTCATCCTCTCCTCTTGTCATCAGATATGTCGTGAAAACCTCAAATTTGTCCCCCTCGCTCTTCGTATCTTCAAAGACTACCTTAGTGTCGCCTTCGCTTATTTCTTTCGCCACACGATCAAAATCTAAGCCATTCAGCTCAAGCTGGTTAAGTGATTTCTTAAAATATAAAAACTCACCTGTACTCCTGTCAATCCAAATGTACTTAAGACCTTCTGGAACTTTATTATGATTAGTCTTGTTTTTAATATAAGACTTTACTTTTTCGATACTCTGTTCCAATAAAAATAAGTCGGTATCTACGACTTCATAGCCTACCGACTTCAATGTTTTTATCACGTCTTCTTTGATATTTTCTATGTACTCCATAAGATTTTCCTCCCTGAAACTATCCTCTTGAAATTATTCTTGCGATAGGGATTGCCTTATGGTCAATGTATTTTTTTGTACCTGTAGCATTGTCATTTACCAGTTCCCAGTTTGCTCCCATCTCAAGTTCGGCGTCAGTTGGTGATAACGTTGCCATGCTTGATTTAGTGAATGAAATTCCATAAGGGGCATAACACACTCTTTCTCTCGAATACAACGTGTCCTGTCCACCATTGACTTTCGGGTCTCTGTGCATCTCATGAGGTACTTTTGCTCCTGCATCAGTAAATTCAAATGCTCCTGCTCCCAACACATAAGTAGTATATTTAGTGTACGCTGGATTGGTTCCTGATTTAGCAACTTCTTCAGTTGGCATTGAGTCATCAATTAATACGGTTCTTCCATTTAATGTTGCAAGTGTCAGGTCTCTCTGTATTCCGTTCGCATCGGTGTATTTCAGATACTCAAGCAACTGAAGGTTTTCAAGATTTGTTGCAACCTGTGAGTGCATTATTGCGATTGAAAATTTTGCCTTATTCTGACCTACAGCCTTCTGTAATGCATTATTTAAAGTTGTAGGACTGAACACCTGCTTAGCCGCATCTGTTTCTTTTGACACGTCATAAGTGTGTTCGTTTACAAACTTTTCATTATCTGTACCTGTCATTGAGAATACCCCTTTAAGTATAGATAATAATATCCCCTGGTTCAGGTCATCCCAGTAGTCCGATACCTGCTTACCTACCTGATCCATGAAATTTACTCCGCCTGTAATGTCATGCGAGAAGTCTCTCTCTATCCATCCGTTGGCTCTTCCTACTACCACTCTTGAATGCGAGAATGTGTCCATTGCTGTTGCATTTATATCTGTCTTCCCGTCGTAGTTTACAGCAGTTCCACCTATTCTTCCAAACAGAGGTACTGTTATGTAGTTTCCTCCTGTCTGTTCTTCCATCATTGCTTTATACTGAGGAGCATTATTAATAGCCCCCGATTTCAGTAATTCATTCCTTTTAAGTTTTGGAATTGTCTCATAATACTTCCCGAATAATTCAGGATTAAACTGTTTTGAATCAAAAATTGCTGCTGGCATAAATTATTCCTCCTTTAATTTTTTATTTTCTATCCCAGTCTTGCCATCATCTGGGAATACGTTTCTGGTGCACCTGTCCCTGGATTTGTTTCTCCTGTTGATGCCCCTGGTTCTACACCACTGAAACTTGGTTTGGCAGGTTCCTTAATCTCTTCAAATAAGAACTTTGAATCCTCAGCCTCTTTCAATGCTTTTAACTGTTCATCCAGTCCGAATAAAGTCTCATTTTCAAACTTTATCTTTTCCATGTCCAGTAAAGCCCTTACAGCCCTTGAATTTTTAGCCTTAGCATTTCCAAGTGCATTATCAATGGCATTGTCTAATTTTATTTTAGATATGTTTGCCTCATACTGCTCCTTCGATGCCTTGTTTTCATCCTGAAGCTGCTTAATAGTGTTTTTAAGAGTTTCAACATCCCCAGTACTGTTCTTCAGAGTTTCAAGCTGCTTATCCCTTTCGGATAAATCTTTCTCAGCCTGTTTTTTGGCATTGTTCACTTCATCAAATCTTGCCTTCGGGATAAATCCTTTCAGCTGTTCGGTATTTGCTGACAGCACTTTTTCCGCCTGTTCCTCAGTCAGTCCGAGATTTAACAGATCCTCTTTGTTCATAAAATAATCACTCCTTCATTTTTTACGCTGTATGTCAGCGAGATTATATCTGATTTGTTCTTTTACGCCTGCAAATTCTAAAAAGGCGAAATATTTACTTTTTACACTCTATGAATTTTATTACCCCTAGCAATAAAAAGACCAGAATTAAAATACCGAATATAATCTCTAAAGGCATTAATACCTGCCACCAGCTCATATGTAGGAGACCTAAGAGTTTTAATATCACAAGTCCTGCCTGTAGAACTCCGATAAATATTTTAAGCATTCTTACTTCACCTCCTCAAATGCCAGTATCAGTGCTGAGTTTATATACCATTCTTTTCTATCGCTTATTAACTTTATACTTTTACCTTTATCAAATTTTTTAATGAATTTCTTTAAAGTTCCACCATATGATACTCCCATGTAGTTTCCATCGCTGTGATAAATGTTCAGTTTTATCATTCTTCCTCCCGTAAACAAAAAAGAGCGGCCGTTAAACCGCTCCTGAATTATTAAAAATTATAACCTATATTCTTTTTTAACATATCAATTTCATTCTTAGTTTCAGCACTCTCCAAATAGCCCGTTGCCAATGAACTGATGTAAACTTTTTTAGGATGTTCTAAAACCTTTTTTATTAATTCGATTTTATCAGATGCATCCACCTTATCAAACCCGCCCCATTTCAGATAAGTTTCTAAAAATACATCGACATCTACATGCCTATTTTCTACATCAATCAAAGCAAAACATCCATTTTCCAATAAAACTATAAATCCCGTTGTCCCGTTCGTATATAAAACATCTTTAAATCTCAACAATTTTACCACCTTCAATCTTATACAATTTTATCCCTTTATTTTTTAAGCTCTCTAATCTGTGGATACTTGGAAGTTTATCAGTAAAACAGATGCTTTCGACTTCATCAAGTTTTAATTCCCCATGATATTGTAGCTCTATATACCTTACACCTAAATCAGATGTCAATTCTATCACATCAGAAGCTTTCGTATTTATCAAAACATCTGTATATTTTCTTATTTTTCCTACATCCATGGCTGATATTTCCGCTTTTTCTGTGCTGGTTGCGATAACTTTTTTTAAAACTGCATTTCCTAAACTGTCATCTACCGTAAATGTTACCCTTCCCTTTAACTTATCTTTATTGAATCTGATAATCGTGTCTCCATACATATCCAATGTCCAATTATTGGTTGAATCTTTCAGAAAATCGTTGCTCGCCAAATATCCGTATTTCTCATAGTCTTCCGGTTTCAGTTTAATTTTTACACCGAAAAGGTTTCTAGTAGCTTCTTTTCTGAATTTATCAGAAATTGTCCCTCCACTTGTCCCTGTTTCAAACTGATTCATAAATCTATTTGAATCAAGCAAACTGTCAATATTATTACTATTGAATCTCATTGAAAATTCAGAATTATCTATGATATTCTGCAACTTATTAGTTGCAGCTATTTCATCCTCTTTTGATATAAGACCTTTCAAATTACCCGCATACCAGTCTTCGGTATGTTTTTTATGTTCCCGTAAGGTCTTTGGTAATCTTATTATATCACTTTTTTCAGTTTTTGCAACAGGGGTATTATCCACATATTTTTCCTTCCAATCCTTATACGTGATATCCGCTGGAACATACTCCGTTTCTCCTGTTTTCTCATTCCTTGCGGCTCTTTCGCCTTCCGTGTTATCAAAATAAGGAGCCGTAGTAGTTCGACATCTGACATGAAATGGATTCGCAGTGACCCCAACTTCATAATCCTTTAAGTCAAATATCTTACCATCCATATCCTGACATATGTCCGATGTCCTGCTGTCCAGTGTGGCCACTATCTCGTACTTTTCTACTCCCAAATCTTGATAACTCTTGAGCCTTGCTCTGCTTGAATAAGCCGCACTTTCTGTATATACCAGTCTTGATGCATTTGCTTTCGACACTTTCATTTTCTCAGATATTTTATCTGTCAATTTCTCTAAACTGTCGCCTCTGATAAACGCCTGCGTCATTTCCGTATGTAGAGTATTTATAAGTTTATCTTTATCCTCCCAAATCCTGTCAGAAAAGTTTTTTCCATCAGGAGCCCATGGCTTTTTAATAACCGTATTTACTAACTTGTCATTCAGACTGTATATGTTAGTTCCTACCCCTGTTCCTTTTGCTATCTGAAATGCCGTACGGTTGTACTGGTCTTTATAAAGATTTTTAAGATAGCTTTCAAATCCACTTTCACGGCCGTTATAAAGCTTTTCTATTTCTCCTCTTACCTGCAACTTCATAGCCTCAAGCCGTTCTATATGAACCCTTGCACTCGCATTCTCGAGCTCCTTACTCCAGTCTTTTTTGATTCCATTTTCTTCTCCGTGCTTAATGTACTCGTCAAGTGTCCATCTAAATTCTTTAAGTTCTTTATCGTTAAGCATCTTCTTAGCTTCCGCAAGTGATACATCATTATTCTTAGCTATTCTGTTGTACCATACTTCGATATCCTTGTTCATTCTCGATATAGCCCTCTCGTATTCCAGTTGCTGTCTCCGGAATTCGTCTCCCGCTATCTTGTTAAGTCGTTCCTCTTCTTCGATAAATCTGTCCTGCCAATAGTTATTTTTACTCATATCTTGCCTTTCTTAAATTCTAAGGTATACTTGTATAATCGGTACTCCGATGGAAAGTGTAGGTGATATTTCATGGATACATATTCTATCGATGATTTAGAATGTATTTTTGCGACCGTTCCGTTATCTGATGTTTATGGAGCTAGAATTTTTAGCACCATACATGAAAAGAAACCCTTTCTGGTAATGCAAAATTTAGGCTGGATAAAATTGACTAGTGATACGCTTTTAGCCATAAATTTCATGGTTACTGAAGAAGGTAAAAAGCATCATCCCAGCTTCAGATAAGAGGCTCTAAGCCTCTTCCCCTGACTGGGGGCTGTTATGATTATGCTCTCCGAATCCTCCATAGTCTTCCATTTTCTCCTGTTTTTCTTTTCTAATCTTTTTCAATTCCTCTTCCACATTCACTGACCATGGGTGCTGTCCGATTATAGTTTCCTGTGACAATATTCCAACTGACTTCTGACAGTCTTCAATTGCCTGACTTTCATTCACTAAAATATCTCTGTTGAAAATTATATCGAGTTTCTCGTCTTCGGATATACCTAATCCCGTATTTCTTAAATGGTTATTTACAAACCACATAAGATTTTCAAACGATGCCTTAAATTCCACTTCCATTGAATTGGCATCGAGATCTATGTCTGAATACATCGAACGGATATTCAGCTGATTTGGGTTAGCTCCAAGTGTTTCAGTCTTTGCATCAAACCCTCTTCCGTTCTCAATGATAGCCTTCTTAAATATATCAACCAGAACCTTATAATTTTCATTGTTTACTTCGATTTTTAATGAATCGACTCCGCCTTCCCCTGTTTCATCTGAACGTATCGGGATTACTCCGTGAACTCTTAAGTTATGCCTGAACTCGCTCCAGTCTGTCCCATCATAGTTCTTCACAATCAGAATTGTATTTCTAGGGTCTTCTTCCACCCTGTCCTGCATCACTGATATAAGTTCATTCAGTGCGTCTTGTAAGGATTTCACTCTGACAAGCAGAGGCATTTCTGTCTCATCATATCTGAACGGTATTACAGGCAGTTTTAACCAGTTATACCCCTGCACATCTCCGTTATTATCTTCAAGTCTCAGATACGATTCAGGTTCCCTGTCGACCATAAGGGAATTATTCCAGTTATAATATTCGACTCCTGTTTCCCTATATACCTCAACTTTTGTTGACGTCTGAAATCCTCCATCCTTGAATTCTTTAACTGTATAAAGCCTTACTACATAGTCAAGCTCTTCATGTTCTTCGTCCTTCCATACGGGTATCACATTACGACCGTCAAATCTTTTAAATTTAAGTTTCCTGTCATCTCCAATATATACATATAGCCAACCTATGCCATATTTATATGCATCTTTTCCTACCATCCTGAGAAGTTTCAGAAATCTGTCATTGATTATACTCTTCAGTGACTCTGTATATTCATCATTGTCAGACTGAAATGTGGGAGTTTTTGAAAGTAGATAATTTGTCTTCTGATCAACAAGTTTTGAGTACTGGTTATCAACAAGTTTGGCAACCTTGACATTTTTAAGCGGTTCCAGTTCTCCGTTTTCATTTATCATATCCCTATGCCTGTTCAGTACATCATGCTGGCCAATGTAATATTTATGGCTGTATTCCATCTGTTTCTTTTTCCTTGACATAAGGAAGTCGTTTATTAATCTTTCAAGTTCATTTCCCATCTTTTTATTTCTCCTAAACAGTTTTTTTATAAAATTAAACATTTCCAATCTCCTTAGAGTGCGTATTTACCTTTCACATTTGTTCTTTCTGCCACTCCTGTGGTTGCATCAGGGGCATCATCGTACTTATTTTTCCCTTCTTTCTGGTACTTATTCATTGCAGAGTAATATTCGGGCCATCTGTCCCTCCAGTTCTTAGGGAAATATACGTGGTCCATTATCCAGGTACTGTTTGATATAATTCTTGCTGTTTTATTTTTTGACTGATGGAACCATGTAACCCTGCAGGAGTTCGTGTGGTGCTCAAATTTTAAAATTCTCTCAACGTTACGGGCAAATCCACGTCCACCATTGTTACTTTCAATCACGGCCAAATTTACTTCATTTTCAAAATGTCTTCTAGCTGTCTCCTTTTCAGTTATTTCCATTCCTTCCTTCGTGTAATAGACATCCAGTACATACGCCTCCCTGTTATATTCCCCGTATATGATACTACACAGATAGTCACTCCCCTGATCCGCTGTATCTGTGTAACTGCATATCCTGTCAAATTCAAAATCTATTCTGTCATAAGTCTTGAATGATGTATATAGACGCCCTTTAAGGTCTATCGGTTCCTGCTGATAATTGGCACTTGCTATATCCTCACCCATCGTTTTTTTCTTTCTAAGATACTCTTCATAAGTGAGGACTTTATCGCATAACATTGTCCCATCGTTCTGGAGGGCCTTCATTTTTACCTGCTTTATTTTGTAACCTGTTCTTAACATTTCATCATAAGCTTTTCCAGCTAAATCATTTGAGTGCCATCTTGTCATTATGATTATTATTTTCCCATTTGTTTCAAGTCTTGAAAGCATCGTATTCGTAAACCATTCCCAGTGTTTTTCCAGTACATTTTCATTATTTGCCTCTTCTGCATTTTTAATCAGGTCGTCAATTATGATTATATCCGCTCCAAAACCTGTTGCAGTTCCTGTCGGTGATGTCGCCAAATAATTACTGTACTGACCTTCCAAGCTCCACAGATTCATTGCCCCGTCGCCTTTTTTAATTTTGATATCCGGGAATATATCATTGTAAACAATCTTATCCGGATCAGCCTTTATTTCAGAAATTGTATTTCTCACAGCTTTTGAAAATACAGTTGACAGTGTCTCGTTGTATGAACCTGTCATTATTTTCTTTGAAGAGTTTCTTCCAAGCAACCACTCGACGAACATTGTGGCCGTCCTTGATTTCCCGTGTCTCGGTGGCAGATTGATAATCAGTACGTCGTCCTCGGATTCGACAAATTCCTGCATGTCCTGGCACAGTTCTAGCAAATAACTTCTATCGCTTTCATAAAAATCAGGTGACATCAGATGACAATAAAAAAAGAACTCACGCCTTGCAAGTTCCAGTTCTGCCTGTCTTATAAGCTCCTTATTTCTCATTTTTAATTATTTCCTTCAGTTCTTCAGTTGTCAGACCTGCAAAAGGATTGCCTGTCTTGACTTCACCCGAAAGCTGCAGCCTGTCGTTAAACATTCCGAGATGTCTTCCCAATAATTCCAGTGCCTTCTCTTTACTGCAGAAACTTACTTCAATTCCAAGTTTGGTTTCCTTCACTCCTGAAATACATGCTCTCTGATCTTCTGTTAGCTCTGAAAAATCTTTTATAACAACCTTTGAATATTCCCCTATGTTAGTTTTGAACTTCTTGACACTGACAATCGAAGTTATATCCGTAAATGCCAGTCTTGCTATTTCCTTAAGCACTTTATCCTGTGTTATTTCCGTTCTTTTTGCTCTTTCGTCCATTCTTTTTTGTATTTCTTCAGCAACCTTGGTATTTCTTAGCAATTTGCTCCCGTTAGTTGCTGCTGTTTCTTCACTTTTTATATTTTTGTATGCCGTCTTGTATGCCCTTGTAGCATTAAGATCTTTCAGATATTCATTTACGAAAACCTTTTGCTTATTTGTCAATGTCTTCACCTCGTTTCTCAAAAAATAAAAGAGACAGCTTTTACACTGTCTCTGATAGTCTGGCGTATGGCCCATGGATCCCGCCTCGACAAAGTTATCTCAAATCCTAAAATCTCACTCTATCATATTATAACATATTAAAAATTATGTACAAGACCAAAAACAGACCATTTTTTAATTTAATATATTTTTTATCACTTCATCTGAAAAAATAATAATCTGTAATTGCCTAATTAACATATTTTTGTGTCTTTTTATTGTTGTTACTCCTATTCCTAAATTTTCTGAAATAAATTCTAAGGTCATATCGTCAAAATATCTCATTTCTATAATTTTATAATATTTGCTGCTTTTTATAGTCTCTAATGCCTTTTCTGTCATTTCGACTACTCTTGCAAGTCTATCAATTTCATCTTTAAGTTTTTCAATCCTATTTTCCATTTTTTCAAGTTCTGACAAATACACTTTACTCGACTGCACGTTTATTTCTGAATTTCTCTTTTGAATTAATTCCCCGCTCTCTTGTAACTCTGAAATGAGCATATTTTTAGTATCTATTGCTCCTTTTAAAAATCTCAACTCATACAAAAGCTTCTCCGTCTTCTGAAACGGTGTTAATTGTTTCTCTACCTTTAACTCTTTATCATTTTTCATTTTTTCCAATATCTTTTCTGCTATCTTTTCTATATCTTTTTCGTTCATTCTACTTCCTTTCTTTTTCAATCAAAAAAGACCAGTTTATTTGGTCTTTTTTTCTAATTTTCTTTTTATTTCTTCTTTTTTTTCTTCAAAAGTTTTTCCTTTTTGAAAAACTGTTCTATGCAATTCTTTATGAGTTTTTTCATTCAAAGCGATATAATTATTAGTTTCTGTACTTATATGACCTGGTGTTCTAGCCTTTTCCTTATCATGATGTATATGAAATTCTTTTTCTAATTTATCTCCTGTTATTTCGTCGTATTCTGATTTTTTTCTCTTCTCTCTCTTATTTTCTTTATCTATTTCATTATAATAATCTGCTCCAATTTTTTTACATTCCATCGTTTCATTAGAACAATTAATATTGTTTAAGTGCTCTGAAATAAAACGTAACTCTTCTTTTTGTCTTACTGTAGTGTTAGCGTCCATTCTGTCATCTATATCCTTTTTAAGTTGTGGGCTTCTAATATATACTTCTTCCGCAGTTCTTATTTTTTCACTATCTGGAACTTCTTGAACTACGTATTTTTTTGCATCTCTTTGATTTATTCTAAGCAATACGCTTATTGTCTTACTATTAGAATTCACACAAGTTTGACCATTATTCAATAAATAAACTTCATTAGAAATAGTTTCTTCTATTTCTTTTTTAGTTTTTTCATCCATTAAATTTTCACCTTTTGGTTTTTCATAGTTAATTTCACCAGCTTTTTTTCTAACAGTCATAAGTTTTTTGGAAATATCATCCTTATTTTTACTCATCTGCATCAACTTCTTCACATATTTCATTAAACTTTTTCATAGCTTCATTGCTTTCTTTTGAATTATTATTTTTATCAGGTGCAATTATTTTAGCAATTTTTCTTTTCCATTTTTTTCTTTCATCTTTATTAAATAAAATTTTATCATCTAAACCTATGATTTTAGCCCTTGAAGGATTATCGACTTTTAAAAATGTAAATATAAGCAATTCTTTTTCTAAAAAATCATTTATATTTTTTACAAATATCCAAGCATTCTTCCATGTATTTGCTTTGATTTCTATATCAGGAAATTCTCTTTTTATTTCTTTTCTAAGTTCCTTTAATAGTTTGTACTCTTTTTTTAAATCTTCTAAAGATTTAAATTTCTGCCATTTCATTTGTTCCTCCTTAATAGTTATAATAATATATTATACCCTAAGACCAAAAATATTCAACTGCCATTGTCCTGTTATTTCTATTTCTTTTCCTCATAAATTTCTAAAGTTCCAGAAATTTCATCGTCTTCTATTACAAATGTTCTTCCATTTGTTGTCTTGTAATAAAATAATGTGATCCCATCTTCCAATTTTTCCGTTTTTTCAAGTCCTAATAATTCGCACATATCCATCAGTAAATCTTTTTCAAGCAAATTATTGTCCCAGACTTCTAAAAATATTTTCTCATAGCTTTTTTTCTCTTTATAAGTCATTTTATTTCCTCCATTTTGTTAAATATCTCTTGCATAATAAATTCCTTTGCAATTGTTGTTTTTCCAATCTCATTTTCAATACTTTTTGAAACTATTTCAAACCCTTTGTCCAATGTTTTAAATTTTTCTATTACTTTATCCTGAGTTTTAAGGACTGGAAGTTTTATTTCCATAAGTTCAAAGTTTTGTTTTGAAATTCTCTGAACTTTTGATCCTGTTGAATTTTTGAAAACTTGTTTTCTGAAAAACTCTGAATAATTTATATAAAACGAGACATATTTAAGATTAACTATATCCTTGAAACTTTCTTTCAAAGTTAAAACAGCAATATAGCCGTTTAATGCCACTTCTTTTGATTCGACATACAGCACAGCTCTGCCAACATGAATCTTGTCAAATTCCTCAAGACTTACTAAAATATCATTTCTACTCATTTTGTTTGATATTTCAAATAATTCTTTTGAAATTTTAGCCTCAACATTTTCAACAGTAACATCATATTTCCTTGATATATCGCTGAAAAATATTGCTGGATATCCGTTTTCGACCATATCTTTTCTTCCAAAAACATCCTTTTTACTGTTAAAACTTATATCAAATATATCAACAAGTCTTACTGTTGCAATGCCGTGAATAGACTGAATAACTTCAATTGCTTCTCTTGTGGTGTCATCGAACTGCATTTTTTACTTCCTTTCAACTGTTTTTCAAATTTATCACATATGAACCTAACTTTTTTTATATTTCCGAGTACATCTATATCAGCTCCCAGTTCGAATTTTAGAAATATTTCAATTTCAAGATTCTTTTCAAAGCTTTTTATCCAGCTCTCTGAAATAGTTTTGTTAAGTTCTTCAATATTAATTTCTTCTTTTTCGATAACTTCATGCGGAGTTTCCCATCTGAAATTTTCAGGTATTTCAGAAATCTCATAATGTATTTGTTTTTTTGATTTGCAGTCATATATTTCCTGTTCCAGTTCTCTTGTTGTTTTTTCTTTATCTACAACAATAAAAATTACTTCTATTGATGTATCATCAAAGGCATTTCTTATCAAGTTCAATTCAGCCAAATTATTCCCTATCAATTCCCTGAATTTTTGTTCTGTTTTTCTGTAACATACTCCAGGGAACAAGATATAAAAGGCAAATCTTTCAGTATATTTCAATGATTTTAAAACAAATATATCATCTACTTTTCCACTTTTTTTCCAGCCAAATTCCTTTTGAATATTCTCTTTTTCCTCATCTGTCAAACTTTTAAACTCTATTGAAAAAGGCGGATTCATTACTACAGCATTTGTTATAAAATCATTACGTTTATAATTGAAAAAACTCTTTATTTCTAAATCTGTATCACTATAATTTTCTCTTGCAGTCAGCACTGACTGTTCCTGAATATCGGCTCCATATAGCTTAGATGGATTTATAAACTGTTCAAGTTGCCCACTTCCAACTGCACCATCAAATATTACAGGATCGTTAATTTTGATATATTTTTTTACTTTCCTAGCTAAATACTGCCTTAATTCTGTTCCTGTTATGTATTCAGCTAGTTTTTTAGCTATATTTCGGTTATTATGTTCCTTAAAACTCATTTTGACCTCTCTATCTTTTTACTATTACGTCATCATAATATCCCTCTTTCAGTCTTTTCCTGAACAGCTTGAAATGCCTAGGATAAACATCCAGTAACTCATAAACCAGTTGAGGATTAAGCCAAACTCCCTCTATATGATATAAATCCTCAAAATGCCTTTTTCCTCTATTGTGGAACAGATTATGATGTTCACGGCATAAACTCATGAATGGAGTTTTAAGACCATCATCCTGGTCCATTCCACCAATTGTATTGACATTATTATAATGATGTAAATCAACTGTATTATATTCATCATGTACTTTTCCACATATGCAGCATGTCCTTTTTCTCAAGCATGCTATAACATATCTTTGAGTGATATTGTCTATTTCTAATATATGCTTATATCTAGTGTCATGCTTTCCTAATATGTATAAATTAACTCCCATTTCTAGTGCCTGTTCAATTATAAATGCTATAAATTCATTTGCTGTCTGCATATCGCATCTAGCTGTCGAAAAATCCAATCTGTCAGTTGCTATTGCAAACTGTTCTTTCATTAGTTCCTTAATTTCTAAAAGAGTATACCCCAGTTGTTCTCCGAATTCCTTTAAAAGCACATGGATTAATCCGTTTTGTGCCTGTGAAAGCTTTTTAACTGGGATAACTGTAATAGGCAGGTTATTAAAATACTCTTCAAGCTCCATTTTTAGCCCGGCAGTTACTTTTTCAACTGGTAAAGTTATAACAATCTGACTATCTATGATTTCAGCATTTGCCATTTTTTTATTGCCTTTCTTACTTTTCTGAATCTTATGTCTTCAAAAAATCTTATATTAATTTTACAAAAATGATACTCGTCTTTTTCTATTTTTCCTTCAGTTCTTAATTTGTTTTTTATACATTCAATTCTTATTCTCTGATCTTTTGTTATCATTTTATGCACCTCTCAACTCCGCTCTTTCAATCCAGTTTTGAACGTATGCCAACGCCTCCGTTAAATCTTTTCTCTTAATATCACGGTAACTTGCAACTCCAAATCTGTCCTTCAAATCTCTATATATCGCAGGAAACATTAAATTTTTATCTGAATTTATTACATCTAATCTTTGATAAACTCTGATTGATACTGCTTTTTGTAATTTTCTCTGCTCCGCATGATCAATTCTAATTTCATTATCAACTTTGTTTTCAACAACATCTATTCTATGCTTAACCGATTTCATTTCATTTGCTTGCATTATTATCATGTCTTCAACTGTCATCGGCTTTTGAAGTTGTTCAATTTTTTCAATAAGCTTAAATCTTGTTTCAGCATTATATCTCGCCCCAAGTTGTAATACTCCCTTATAATTTAAAAGAAACATTGGTTGTTGCTTGTTTTGCAAATTTGTATAACAGGACTGCTGGAAAATTAGCCGTCCTCTTTCTTCCCCTAGTTTACTGATTTCGTCTCTGATATCAGATAAAATATTTTTGTGTTCTTTCCCTGTTATCTCTGCTACTTCCAGACTTGTTAATGTATTTTTATTTTCTATATTCATTAAATTATTCATATCTTCTTTTCTCCTTTAATTTTTTTGTTTTAATTATCTTTTTCTCATCTGATACATAATATATAAGCTAAACAGCATTAATATAGTTTCCAGAAACTTTGCATTCGTCAGTATTCCCATTATTCTAACTCCTCTATCCATATATGAATCTCGTCTCGTAACATTCCAATTTCTTTTTCCCCTGATAACTTATATATCTGACAGTCATCTTCAAATATTAAACCTTTCATGCTGTCAATTAGCAGCTTAAAACCATTATCAACATCTATTTTTTTACGATTTTCTTTATACTGAAATAAGATTTTAACTTTTAAGTTATTTTTTAAAGGCTGCTCTTCTGTGAATTGTTCTTTCAAAAATTCCTGGCAGTCTTCTTTAAATTTTTTTCCCTTTCTGCTTAAAAACATTTTTTTCTGGGACATCCTATAAGCAGAATTCCAGCTCAAAGCTTTCAATGGTATTATAAATCTATACATAGCTTACCTCTTTGAATTCCCAATCAGTTTTTCTTCTGAAATCTCCTTTAAGACATCAGATACTAAATCATATAACTCAATACTTTCCAAATCCAGTTCTTCGATTTTTTTCTCTATTTTTATTCTAAATTCAGAAAAAGTTATCTTGTGTTTTTCAATATAATCCTTGAAGCTTGGATTACTATTCACTGTGACATTCCAGTAAGTTAATAAATTATCCCTTGTTTCTCTCTTAATAGTTACTGTATCACCATGTTCTTTAACTATAATCTGTATGAATTTTTCAGTTATTTTTTGTTCTGTTATTGCTCCATTTTCTAAATTTCTATCACTTAACATTGATTTTTTAACTACTCCGAATATCTTTTCATTAATCACTTTTCTTCCTCCTGATTTTTTATTTAAAATAATGAAATTTGGCTTTCACTTTCAATGATTTTTTCTATTCTTTCCGCCACTTTAGTCCATGACATCTGCACTTTTTCTGCACTTATGTCAGTTCTTTTTACAAACTCGACCCCCTCTGAATCATATGAACAACTACTTATAAAATCTCCATATCCTGGTATACCCCAACCTCCAGTTCCGTATATATTTTTTATATATTCAACTTTCCCGGATTTAGAACTGCATTTTTTAAAAAACTCTTTCGCTTTTTCAAAATGCCGTTGTTTTAGTGCTTCATCTATATTTTTTCCTATTATCATTTGATTTCTCCAATCTTTTTGAGAATATCTATATTTTTTGTCAACTGCTGTAAAAGCTTTTTATCTTCTTTTTCCAGCTTTTTCATTTCTTTTTCTATTTCGTCTCTACGCTGTTTTATAGCCTTGTTTTCCAGCTTTATTGTTTCTATTTTTTTAACTCTCATTTATCCTCCTAATACAATTCCTCAAAGTCCTTTTTGTATAAATCTTTTCTTCTGCTTTCCCAGTTGAAAAGATATTTTTTACATTTGCTCTTGATCCTGTCCATGAGTTTGTCGCTGCCGTTTATTTTTAAAAACTCTTCCAGCTGTGTATAATCCAAATTGCTATTTATAATCATTGATTTATCATTTTCATAGAGAAAATTCAGAATCATGAACATCTTTTCTTTTCCCCAGTCACTTAGAAATTCATTTCCGAGGTCATCAAATATAACTAATTCAGCTTTTGAAAGTCTTTCGAGCAGAAACTCATCGTCTTCATCATTACGCTTTTTGTAGCTTTCCCTTATTTCTTCCAGCAAAGCAGATAATGATGTTCTGTATACTAAATACTTTGAATTTAAAGCGTTCATTATGCAGTTTGTGTAAAATGTTTTCCCTGTTCCAGGATTTCCTATCATTACTATTCCAAGTCCTTTTTTCTTTATCGTTTCAAAGTTTTCACAATATTTCTCAAATGATTTCTTGAATTCTTTTTCTTCAGAACTTAGAACTTTCGCATTTTCAAATCTTTTATACCAGTCCTGCTCAGTAAGTCTTGAAAGTTCCATATATTTATAAATATCCTGTTGCTTAAAAATGCTTAATGGCACTGTCTCAACATTAGTTCCAGTCATCAAATCCTTTCGTGTAGTCTGGCTTTTTTGAATGTTTATCTTCATTTTTTCTGCCATATCTTGCATTGTTTGAATTCCCATTGTTCACTCCTTCCTTAGGTTCAAAAATTCCTGCATAATTATTCATTATTGACTTCTCTACAATATTTCTTAACTCTTCAACAGAGTATTTTATAAATCGCCTTATCAGAACATCTAATGATTTTGTATCTTTATACTGTCCCTTGGATTTTTTATAACCTACCCATTCCTTAAAAATTTTCTTCTTTTCGGCATCAATTTTTAAACTCTCTATGTACTCAAAAAGTTTTTCTGTATGATCCGTTTTTTCTTTTTTATTTTTTTCTTTTAATTGTGTTTTGTTAATTGTGTTTTTTTCTTGTGTATTGTTCGGGTGGCAATTTTGACACTGGTGTGGTGGTAAATCTGCTACTGGTGTAGTGGCAATTTTGACACTGGTCATTTCTGACACTGGTGGCAAATCTGCTACTGGTTCAGATTCAACATTTTTCAAAAAATATATGTTCCCTTTTCCCTGCCTTTTTATTATTTCGATAAGCCCTTTTACTTCAAGCTTCTTTATATACTTTATAAGAGTTTTCTTACTTCCTACCCCAGTTGATTTCATTAGCAATTCTAATCCTGGAAAACATCTTCCATTACCGTCAGCGTATCTTGCCAATGTCATATATATCAGTTTTTCATATGATTCTAAATCTTCTCTGTCGATTAAAGAATTTTCTATCCAGAACCAGTTTTTAGTTCTTATGTCCCTCATCTTTTTACATCCTCCCATATACTTGAACCAGCTACATTTCTACATACCGCATACATGTATTTTATTAAATCAGCTGGTGTTTCAAAATTGCTTACTTCATTTCTATCCAAGGTAATTTTTAACGATTCCCTGAAAATTTTACCATCATATTTATTTAACGCTTTTGACAGATGTTCTGCTATATATTCTGTCATTATATGTCCAGTTCTTCTTTCAAAATATTCCTGAATAGTTTCTTCTTTAGTATTTTTTTGTTTTTTCTTCTTTGACATTTCTCTTCACCTCTTGCATTACAGCACAACAAATGATATAATTGTGTTGTAATAATGATATGTGTTTGCACTCTTTGAGTGCTTTTTTTATTTGTTTTCACATCTGTTACTTGAATTTTTCCAATCTTAAACGTTTCTGATCTCTTATAATGAAATATCCCTGACTGTTGATGTATATTTCATTTACAGTTGTTCTCCTTGTGCTAGAATCAAACAGAAGTATTTTTGCTTCAGTAACTTTTCCATGTCTTCTGCTTGTCCTTACAATTTCTTTCCTGTTTCCTGTCTCTTCCAGAATATATAAATTTTCATATTTTGGACATTTTTCTAAAAAATCTTTAAAATTCATAGTCTCTCCTTTTTTCTATATTTTGTATTTATATTTATTGAAAAATACAAAATATTATGATACATTAGTTTTGTTAGCAAACAGTTCAAGGGATTGCTAATAAATTTACTTAAAAAATCAAGAATTATATATTTTAAGTTTTACTTGCCGGTATCCTCTTAAAATATATATTCTGGAAAGGAGGTGTTAAATTATGTACTATATGTTTGAAGATTTAGGTAGACACGACTTAGAAATTCTATCTTTTTTAACAATGTTCGGAAAACATAAAAAATATATTTTTTCCCGTTTTCCTGAAAGAAGTTTTGGAACTCAAGCAAGATTAGATTTGTTACTTGAGAAAAAACTTATTAAAGAAACTCCTGATGAAAAAGTTGGAACTCCTTTTATAGAAATTACCAGTTTAGGCTTTAAAACTGTTCAAGATCATAACGAAAAATTTAAAATTGAACGTAGCCTATGGTGGCAAAAATTATTTATCGAAATTGTATTAACTTCCATTATCTCAAGTATTTCATCAATCGTTGTCGCCTATATTACCTTAAAATTATTTAACAAATGAGCTGTTTAAATAAAATATTTCATCTTTTAATTTTTTATTTTCTTTTTCTAATTTATACGCTTTTATTGTTTTTATTATTAAATAAATTGTTATATTTATAGAATATATAAGCAATAAAAGCATTTTTATATTTTCACACATCTCACACCTCCTTGTTTGACTTTTTGCAAATAAAAATGCATAAAAAAATTAAACTGATTGTATTTTTTCAAATACGAAATCAATTGTTTTTTGATAATTTGTCTTAAAAGCATGATAAACATTTTGTCTTGTGTAACCAGTTATTTTCTCCACATCACGCCAATTATAAGCTTTTTCTATCATCATTTTTCTAAACATTTTATATTTATAATTATGCTTTAATTCTTTTGTATTCTCATTCATTTTTTTCACCTCGTTATTATTATAGCTTTAAATTTGATTTTTGTCAAATGCATTTTGAAATAAAAAGACTCATTAAGAGTCTTTAATATAAAATTATTTCAAACTTACTTCTGCTTCTCCCGTTTCAGAAAAAATATTGTTCACAGTTTTTAATACTAATCCTGTTGAATTTGCCACATCATCTGGAACATCATAGAATATTTTTTTAGTTATTTCAGTTCCTGGATTTATGTCTTCAAAATTCATGGCATCTTTCAGAGAAACCATCGTCGGAGAATATTGTTTCTCATTTAGAAACAGTTGAAATCCTCCACTGTCTATTTTAATCATTGAATTTGATATATTTTTTATTTTTACTGTCAGTATAAGGAAACTGTTTTCTTTTGAATTTGGTTCATAATATACATACTCACTGTCACTCACTTTTTTTGAAACTTCCTTTGATAAAACTGTAAATTCAACTTTTTCTGTTTTTATCAATTCCGTTATTGAAGCTTTTTTGTTTTCCTGAGGTTTTCCAGCATTATTACCATTCATATTTTCAGAAAATTTTGTAAATCCTAAACTGATTATATCAATAAATTCCTTATTTTTTGGATTTTCTCCATCAATTTCCCAGTCATTTCCATTCTTTTTCAGAATAGCATTAACATTTTTTTGACTATATTTAAGATCCTTTGAATTTAATTTCTCTTCAAAAAACTTTACTACAAATTCATCTCCTATTTTTGATATTTCTTCATTACTTTTTCCATAATTGGCAAATGCCAAAGCCATAGCCTGCTGCAAAAATTCAGGAATATATGAAGATAAATCTGGTGCCTTAATGTCTAAATTTATTGTTGCATTATCTCCTTCAACTTTAGTACTTTTAATAGTGTATGACATTTTTTTATACGCATTTAAGAAAATTTCTGTTCCTTTATCTCCTTTTGTAATGTTTGAATTAGGATTTAAATTCTTAATCTTTTCCGCATCTCCACTTTTTAATGCATTCATTACGGTTTCAAAATCTTTTTGTGGTTTTGGTACTCCACAACTCATAAATAAAACTGATAGCATAAAAATCAATAATACTTTTTTCAAATCTAATCAACTCCTTTAATTTTTTATAATCTTATTATACCTCATAAAAAAGGGAAATCAAAGAAAAAGTTTAGTACAAAAGAAAAAGAGCCATTAGGCTCTTTAAAATTGAAATCCAAACAATGTACCTTTTCCGTTATCTTCATCTGTTAATTTAGCAATTATATTTTCTTCATCAAAAAGTTTCTTTACTTCATTGTCATTAATTTCATCCTCAATAGCAGTAGTAATGTATTGCAAGTCATATTCCGCACAAACTTTTTTTATCAATTCTATGAGAAGCTTTTTCTTTCGATTATCTCCACCTTCTAACATGCCATCTTGAAATAAAAATTTATGATAATTAAATTTAGAATAATAACTGGCTATTGACAGACAAAAACAAGCCATTAAAATTCCCTTATATGTTCCACCATCATCTTCAGATGTTCTTTTTTTTAATTTATCTTCTAAATATAAATCGAATTCGGGATTTTTTTCCTTATTCAAATTTATTATTATTCTTCCATTTCTTTCTGGAAAAATTTTTTTTGTTATCTTTTGAAAAATTTTTTTTATATCGTTATAAATTTCGTTATCTTTTGATATTTCTATTTCTAATTTACCAACAATAGTATTATGTTCATTTTCTATTTCTGTTTTTTCGGTAATACTTTCTAGTTTTTTTTCTAGTTCTTCTAATTCAATTTTTAATTTTTCCAATTTTTCTTTTTGAATTTCTAATTCAACTATTTCTTTGGCTTTCTTTTTATAAAACTCATTTTCATTTAAAATGTTTATATTTTTTTCTCTTTGTTTATTTAAAAATTCTAACTTCTGATTGACTTCATCAGATTCCTCAGATAATTTTAATAATTTATTTTTTAAAGCACCTTCTCTTTCTACAAAAATTATTTTATTAAATTCTATCAATTCTTCATAATTTTTTTTCAATTGTTTAGGAAAATATAAATTAACTTCCTTAAATATATTTTCTAATTGTTCCAAATCAATAGCATTTATTTCTTCTTCTAATGCTGTGCTTATTTTTTTTATATCAATAGAAAGATTGTATCTTTTTTGATTGTATCTAGATATTTCATTGGAAATATTTTTAACCGTTTCTTCCGTTACATTTTTGTCAAAAGAATAATCATTATAAACATCTATATTTTTTTCAAGTTCCGAAATATTGTCTTCAAATTCAAGAATTTCAGATCTTTTCTTGTCTATTATTGTAGTAATATTTTTTGGACTTTCCTTTTTTAGAACTTCTAACTTTTCCTCTAACTTTTTTTTCTCCTCAAAAATACGATTATCAAATCCAAATAAATATAGTAACTTACTTTTCCATTCAAAGTCTGAACCTTTATATGGATTCTTCATTTTTTTAGAAAATGAGTCTTTATCTTTAAGAAAAATCATTCTTAGATATGTTCTATAATCATATTCTTTTAAAACATTAAAATTCAAATAAATATTATTCAATATTTTTTTTGATTTTTCATAAGGTAAGTCTACATGTTCCCACACTATTTTTTCTTCATCTATTTTTTCTAATTTTGATTCTAATAAAGCAAACGATATTTTTGTATTTTTTTCTACACTACGTTTAATTAAAAGATATTTTCCGCTATCAAGTAATAATTCCAAATAAAAAATATGTTCTTTAAATAAATCAGAATGTTTTTTAAAAATATTTTCTCCTTCCATCCGTTTCAATAGTAAAAAGTCAATCAAATTTACCAATGATGTTTTTCCTAAATTATGACTATCCTTCTTTTTGCTATTTTCATCATTAGATTCTTTTGTTTTTTTTCCAACTATTATATTAAAATGCTCATTAAATTCTATTTCTTTGAATTCTTTTTTATTAGAAAAAATTTTAACTAATTTCACTTTTTAATCTCACCTCGTCTTTTGAAAGAGAGTATTCTATTTTATCTAGCAAAAATAAAAAATTAAGAGCAGGAGTAAAATTATATTCTGTATCTTCCTTGTACTTTTCATAAAAAAAATTATATAAATCTGAATATTTAATTTTTTTATTTTTTGTTTTTAGAATTTTTTTTATAATTTCTCCTGATACAAATAACACTGATGTTTTCAAATCCATAAATTTGTCTGGTCTTATCATAATGTCACTCCTTTCTTTTCTATTTTATTCCGTAATCACATTCTTGGTACATATAATGCAAAAATATTATGATATATTCTTCAACTTCTATGTTATCATTTTTTCCTGTTTTTTTCAATAATTCACTTTTAATTTTACTTATATGTTCTATTATATTATAATTTTTATCTTTTTGTTTTTTTGCAAAAAAATCTCTTGTCAAGTCTTTAGCTACAATTTCATAACTGCTTTTATATTTAGAATTTCTTTTATTTTTAAAAAAAGCATCTATATTCGAAAAATACTTTATGTCATTTCCTAATATTTCCTGATTATAATACTCCACACTCATATTGTTTTTTATATGTTTTTCTTTTTGATTCCTCTTAAAATTTTGATATTTATCTTTTTCAATAATAATTTCGTTCTTATTTTCTAAAAATAACTCTATTATATCTTTAAATCTTTCTTCATCAAATTCAATAGTAATATCCTGTTGATAAAAATTATTTGTCT